GAAGCTGGCATTGTCCACAATGACTGACTCCTCCTTCACACCATCCACAATGCCAGTCACCTTGTATTCTGGGTCCCACGTTGAGACGTAGATCTGAGCTTGCTGGAACCTCCTGCGGTTCCCTGCCTCAAACCCGTAGCCACGAGTCTTAATCATGAAGCTGATGGGCCTGTCCTCTACCTTGATGGTGTCAGAGCAAATGACCTGCAGGTATGGATCAACATTCCCAAACTGATCCCTGATGCTGACCAGTATGGGTGATGTGCTCTCGAAACGCACACCGCATCCGTTGTCGCTTTCTGTGGTTTCTCCAGAGAGCCAGCCGTCTTCCGTAAACCCTGTGAACAGGTTCGCCCCAGCTATCTCGCAGTGATCTGCGTTGTTCTCTGAGCCAACTCCCCATAACCATCCATCTTCTGGGTCATTTACATTGCCCTCAGTAGACTCAATGATCGGAAGACTGCCATCAGTGATCTCTGAGTCAGCATCATCAATGATCTCCCTGCTTCTGGTTGCAGTGACTACCGTCCCGTTGTTGACCTGAACAGTCGTGCCTTCTCCTACGTGACCCTTGACCATCAGGTCGCATGTGTAGGTTCCTTGAACGATGGGACGGCCCTCTAGATCAGAGTATTCGTAGAGCCCAATTGTGCCATCGTAGTCTACGTAGTAGAGATGCTCAGAGCCTTGGAAGTCTGCCACAAACAAATACTTGATCTTAATGGCCTCTCCAGTGTCGTAGCCTGACCAAGCTCCGTTAATGAAGTCATAGACGAGCACAGCACTGTTCTGCTGCCCTCCATCAATCGGGACGCTCAGGTAATACCTGTTCCTCCAGTAAGCTGCACAGGCCGTCTCCTTGGCCACATTGAAGTCGATCCTGTCGATCAGTGGCTGGATTGGTGTGCTTGCTGGCTCTGAGATCCCCTGCAGCTTGTTCTGCTCTGTCAGCCTCAGTGATACCACACCTCTCTGGCTCAGGAACCACAGATCGTTGCCTGCGCTGGCGACAGACCTTGTTCCCACGAGACCGTATTCTGTGGTCACCTGATCCAGCACAGCGTTGTTCCCCCAATCTCCTACGAGATTGCTGACTGTGTAGATGCTTGTGTCCTTGAAAACTACTACGGTCTGATCGTTCCACTTGTAGAGTCTGCGAATGTTGTCAGAGTCACCCTGATTGATCTTGAAGTTGTTGTAGACCGCATCGTAGTTAGTGTAGCTCAGGATGTCGCTGACTGCCACGTGATCTGACTTGTAGCCTCCAGACGGCTTGTGGGGGACAAGAATGCGGTTCTGGAAGAACAGGGTTGTGTCAGAGTTTGGAATCGGGTTGGTTCCGTTGTCAGAAGCAGGAGCCTCGATGAATCCTTCAGCAAGTGAAGACATGACAAGCTGACTCTCGTCAGGACCTCGAGAGAGGATGACTTTATCAAATGCCTGAGTGAACCAGTATTTGCTGACCGTGTTGTTGCTGGTGAACTTTGTGGACGGGACAGTCAGGCCAACGCTGCAGGGTATGGGCTCAATACTGTTCCCATATCGAGCCCTGTAGAGGTTCATAGTGACCCCATCGAGGCTGGCAGCTATCAAGATCCAGTCAGCCCCATTAGGATCATTCCACACACCCACTCCATAGACCTGACCTAGAGCAGTTGTGATCTGTCTATTCCAATTGATATCACCGTTGTTCCACTCAATAGGCCACGTAAAGCCGTATCGATTGAACCACGTCAGAGGCATCACGCCCTTTCTGGGCTCTGCCACACCAAATCTAAACCTCGCATTAACGGCCTCAGATACCATACCGGGAGCCAGCATGTGAGGCTGCTGCCTCATGTCTACACCCACAAATCCATTGTCGCCTGCTGTGATAGGCGCATCATCGTTGATGGTGTAGTTCCTGTGCTCCCTCATGTGTAAAAACCAATTTTTCTCAGGACCTGATCTAGGGCTTTGTTGCTGTTGTCCCAGTTCAGCTTCATTCCCCTCTCAGAGGCCCTCAGGGCCTTCTCTAAGCCCCTGTGACCATAAACCTCTCTCATTCTATCCACCAGACTGTCAGGCTTAGGCACAGCCCATAATCCGCCGTTCTGATAGTGGTTCTCGGCTGGCTTCAGATCGAAGTCTACCGGATACCCCACTGACTCATCATAGAACTCAGTGATGCCCCCAAATGGGACTGCTATCACTGGCCTACCAGTCGCCATAGCCTCATGCTGCATAAGGCCCCAGCCCTCTCCCTTGGAGGCACTGGCAAAGCAATCGAGCCCTGCATACCAGTTGGCTAGGTCCTTCCTAGTCCAGAACTGCCTGATGAACTGGATTCTGTCATCGTCCACCTTGATCTCAGGATCATCAGGGAAGCACTTAATCTGCAGCCTGACATCTTTGACCTTCTTGGGGAATGCCTTCTTCCAAGCCGTCAGAACGTCCTCAAAGCCCTTTCTGCAGCCTCCTGCTGCTGTCCTGCCTGCCACACCAAAAACGAACTCAGAGCCCTGTTTCTGTGGCCTGTAGTGGAAGATGTCAGTATCGATCCCCATAGGGACCTTTGTCATCGTCCTCTTGATCCCCTGAGCATTGAACATGCAGAGGTTGAAGTCACTTGGGACCACAATCACGTCTGCCTGATTCAGGTTCAGGACTGCTTCCTTATGGAGTCTGGTTGACTCCCACATCGTGTTATAGACCAGCTTCTTCTTGCCTGCTGGACAGTATGAGGGGCAATGAACAATCATCTCCCAGTCATCAAGCTGCTGCTTGTGAACCACAGACTCCATCACAACTCTGGGTATAGGAGCCTTGCCTGCCTCACTTCTAACAGGCCAACAGTGAATGTCCCTGCCCAACTTTGTCAGGCCCTCAATAACACGAAAAAGGTGGAGTGAATAACTGCTGTATCCATCCACCACGCCTCGCACCACACCTCGTTTCATATTAAGTTCGCAATTTACCTCGCTCGTGTTCTAGGTCACGTAACATAGTCATGACCTCCGCCTTCTCGGCATCAGATAAATGACCAGACAGTCTGCCCTCGAGCTTCCTGATCTGCTTGGCTATCGCATTGTCTGCTGCTGATAGAGTGAATGTAACAGCACGGCTGCTGCTGACAACTTTCTTTATCACCCAGAACAGTATGAAAATCCCAATAGCGTAATACATCAGGCTCAATCCCCCGGGGATAGAATTCTCCAGCATAGATAGAGTAGACTGATCGCCGTTTCCACGCTCAGTGTTATCCACAGACCATTCCACACGTGCTTCGCCATCATGAGTCGCTGCAGTGCTGAATACGGCCTGCAGTCTTTCGTTCTGGTCCCTCGACCATTTCTCAGATACCTCCGTGGTGGCATTGCTCTGACGCTGGGTAGTAGGCAGGCCAGCACACCCTGACAATAGCATCAGGGCTGCTGCTGCCATTGCTGCAGCATCTTCAAATATCTTCGCTGCCTTGCTTCTGATCATCTTGACCTTTTCTGGCCTTCATGTAGTTGTGCCATATCAAGGCTGCTTTACCAGTCATGTAGGCCAACGTGGCGAATGCTATGAGCATCCGAATGATTGATGTGTCGTCTGTCACTGCGATCCCTAGAAATGCTGCTGCCCCGATTCTTCCTGCTTCTGCCCAGTCTGCACTGCTCATTTCTTGCCCTTCTTCTTTGGCTTTCTCATTTTCGCACGAGCCTTGGCTGCAGCAGCCTTCCCGGCCTTCGTGTATGGATAATGCTTTGATCCTACCTTTGGCATAAATTTACCACTTCACCTTGTTCGCCCAGTAAGCTGCAGACATCTTGCCTTTCGAGATGTTCTTTGCATGACGGGCCTTGAACGATTTTCGTCTAGCCTTCTCAGATGCAGTCTTTGGGCTCTTTCCGGCCCCAGACACTCCCTGTTGCCCAAACCTGATCAGCTTAACATTATCGCCTTCTTTGGCTAATACGGCGTGAGACTTCTTTGGGTGGCTTGGCGTCCTCTTGGGCTTATTGTAGCCAGAGAACTTTTCGCCTGACCTTTCAACCGTCATGCCCAGACTCTCCGGGGTGTTGCTGGTGTTGGCGTGACGATGAACCCATACAGCGGCACAGCGTTCTCGCCCTCGAGGCATCGCAGATTTACGTGCCAGCCAGCCTCTGCCACTGGTGCTTCGATCTCGTTCCCCTCCTCGTCCCAGCTCCCGCCGGTGTAGATGACTCCGAGGGTGTCGATGTTTCGGAAGCGAGGACGTGATTCAGTCTCAGTCACAACTGGGTTCTCCGGATCGGTATTGTCCCAAGCTGTTGGAACCTCCTCGTAGAGGTAGGTCTGAGCCTGTTGCTCGTCGTCGAATTTGAGCATTAGATCAGTGTAGTGCATATCGAATGATTGAGTGTCAGTTGTTAGGAGGTCAGGGCTTGG